GCAATGTAGCCAGCAGTTAGCTTTGCTACAGGTAGCCAATCCATGAAGGAGACCTCCATAACTCTGCTCAAGATGATCGCGATTGAGTAGAAGATAATCTTGCTGACCGTTCTTGCTAACCTGTTAGAGCGTATCTCCTCTCCTCTGACTTTCGCAGCCTTGCACCCAGTTATAACATCAGCGAAGATGAGTACTGCAAGGCCAACCATGGCAGCCGTTATTGGAGCGAAAAAGAACACAATGTAAGGTACTCCCAACTTCGCTATTGTACTAATTTCAAAGGCTTTCATTGTGCACTAAATGTTTCCAAATTAAAATCAATCATCTCATTCTGTTCTTCCTGAGTGAAGCAAGTACGGTAGTCATTGATTTTTGAATAGCTAATAAGTAGGCACCATTGCAGTACCCCTTTCGCCTCAACTTCAATCACACCGAACGCCTCTGTGGTATCCGTAGGGGTTGTAATATTAAAGCATGGCCCAGTTAACTGCTCCTCATTTCGGGCAATTGCTTTCGCCTTGCCTGTTGCTCCTGTTCCTTTAGGTAAAATTACCGCTCCCATTATGTCGCTTCAAATGCGTTTACAATCAAATCTAAGTCTGCACCACTTGGCTCTGCATTATACAATGCCACGCTACTCATTTTAGCGTTTCCAAACCAAGTCAAATATGGTACAATGCTGTTCCAGTTGGCGTTTGCAGACCAATCAATGTCGGTCACTCTTACCGTTACATCTGTGTTTTGTACTTCAGCCAATGCCTGTGCTTTTGTGTAGGGCGAAAGCGTTACTCCGTTTATCTTTATAACAGGAGTTCCTACCCCGCTTACAGGCGTAGCTGCAATTGCGATCATCTCAAGTACATGAGGCCCACCTCCTCGTAATAATTTCCAATTTGCATCCGAGTTACCATTAAACCTGAAAACTGCCGCACCGTCTGTTCCTGTAAAGCCTAATGCTGGGAATGTCATCCCATATGGGATTTGTTGAGGGGCGGGGTTTCCATCGTCCATCGCAATCTTGTTGCCACTTGCATCGGTGTACTGTCCCTGCCAGCTTGCTGTAGCTTGTCCTAAGTCTTTAGAGTTTCCGCTTTGGTCATAAACGTATCTCACGAATGAAGTCTGAGCGCCTACCCAAGTCAGGTCGTCTCCAGCAGCAATCTCCGCGCCTGTGAAGTCAGCCTCCAAACCGTCTGAAGTCCTCCTCAGTCGGATGATTGCAGCCGTTTCAAAGGAGGCTGAAAACGCTTTAGATGGTGATATCAAAGAGTCAGGTACGCTGGAAAGGTCATCAAGTAAGTATGATGCCCCACCACCTGCCGCCTTATTGATAAAGGGAATCGCTATGCCGTTACCTATACCAAGCATCTACCAAAGAGCTACAATGTTAGTAGCTGTTGTGTCTGTCGCAAAAACCTGAAGCACGTTTATCGGAAGAAAACTCCCTGCGGTAGCTCCTGCAAACACAACGTCATTACCTCCAGCCATCTTCACTTTTACATCTCCAGCCCCACCAACGTAAAGAACGCAGCCGTTACTTGGGTTGTTTGCCTGAGAGTAAATCACATATGAAGCTCCAGTAGCAATTGCTGCTGAAGTGGTAAGAACTGTATCGCTTACAATAGCATCTACAGTGGCAACCACGCTGTTGGTCGTGTCATACACTATGTCACCAACAGCAACTGTCTTAGTAAATTCCGTTCCTGTACCTACCAACTGTGCGCCTGTAGGAGCTGCCGCTGTTCCTGTGTTAGCAATAGCCGCTGGGTTTGGAACCCTGATAGTATCGCTTGTAAGTATAGCTAAGGCTTCTCCAGCCTGTAGTTTTTGATATGCCATTATCTTTTGCTTTACGCAAAGATAGTGCTTTTACTTTTTATCTAATGGGAACGCTCGATTAAGCGTGTCCTTGCGTTTTCCGCAGCCACAGTCTGTTCCTGTAACCTCTGATACCTTATCCACAACCCTCTTAATGCCTGTTGCTTCTGCGATGTTCTCGACAACATCTCCGAGTCCTTTTGGATTCTTGTTCATTTCGGTGGTCTTTTAGTTGAGCCGCCCTTGCCTGCCCACAGCTTCTTGCAAGCCCAGTAGCGGGGAGTTAATTTATCATTTGCTGTGTCACACTTGTGCCTCGCCTTAAATGACTTACGCGCAGCAGATGAGTAGTTGTGTCCGTATCCCTTAGCGCCAAAATGAAGTAGCTTCTCCTTACCACCTGAGCAAGCCTTAACCATCTTCTTCTTGCCAGCCCTGTCGCTTGGACGGACTACGTTGCATTTCATCTTACTCTTCTCGGCCATATTAATGAGACTTCGCCTGTATAACTACCCACTCAACCCCGTCTGACCACACAGCGCACCCGTTGTATGATTTGTTTATCTCATAAAAAGACGCTCCGTCAATTGTCTCACCGACAGGGGCTGTTACATGAACCTTATCAGCAGCGGTTACTGTTGAGTTATTTACAAAACGAATTATCCTGTACGGAATTGCTGTAGCTGACGGAAGTGTAAGGACATATGTGCCTACTCCCCCAGTCCAGTCAATGTCTACAATGTTGTTGGTCTCACTGTATGTGGAGCTTCCTCCTGCTGATGCGGTTAAAAAATACGGAACAAGTCTTGCAACCTGTGTGTCCTCAATAAGGATATTGATAGCCGCAGATAACTGCTCTATGGTGTAAGCATCACGCAATGCGTTCGCAGTAGCCGACCCCTTGTTGACGGTCTCTACTGATGGGTCTAGCCCATGGAACTTTGTGCCTGCTGGTATACTCATCTTCTCTTAAAGAGCCTTTCGGTATTAGTACTTTTTCTTTCCTACTGTCGGAATATCACTTGAGTTTATACGTTCCTTCTTTGGTTCGCTTCACCTTGTAGTCGCCACCCTTTAAGAAGCCGCCCTTAGTAAGCTTGCGCTTAGGTACACGGATGTCATCAGTGGTATACATCTCACCAGTGTCCTCACGAGGAGAGACATACATACGACCCTTGTCTCCCTTCCGAGCCTTGGTCGTGTTCTCACCCGCTATGCGGGTCGCCTTTTTTTTCTTCGGGTCTGTTGGCATTGCTTAAATGTGCTTTGGTTTGGTTGCCTTTCTTCTCGAAGATTTACCTGATTTTTTGATTCTCATCTGTTCACCCTTGGTGTTTAATCTACGGAAAAGAGCCTCATCTTGTTTGCGAGTTCTTGCAATCAAAGAGTCAGTAGCTGATGGTTTTGGAGAATCAGCAAGCGGCTTGGATGAGCGCACTGCTGATTTCTTTTTAGGGTCTTGTGGCATAATAATTATCTTTACGATTAGTACAAAGATAATCAAATAAAATGTCCTCTCCTGACTACATGAAATACTGGCGGGTTATCCGCTACTGGGCCAAGGCTACATACGGCCTGACTGAAACAGAGCTTGACGTACTGTTCTTCCTTAAGACCGAACCCTACTTCAACAAAGACAGGTTCAAAGAGTTTGATAAAGTCCTGTCGTGGGACAAGAACAGATTTAACCGTATGCTCCGCGATGGGTGGATTGTCGTGTGGAGGAAGAGGACAGGGCAGAAAAAAACCCTATACAACATCTCACACAAGGGTAAGCACGTTGTCAACACAGTCTACAAGAAACTACAAGGGGATGACATCTCAATGCACAACAGCAAGATGTTTAACGTCAACACCAAGTTCACCGACAATATGTACCGTCAGGCAATCGTTAAGATGAACGAGGAGTTGCGTAAGGACAGGATGTCTAAACGACAACAACAACGTCCCTCTCAAGAATGATAGTGTAGGGCTTGTCCTCAATGAACATCGAGTAGCCTGCACTCTTGTCGTAGTATATCACGTCACCCTCACTGACACACTTCACCTCAGTACCCTCCTTGACCACAGCGGCCTTCTGATACCTGAAGTCGTCAGCGTCATCACGCGACAACAACAGACCTGAGTCTGTCTTCATCTCCTCCTTTATCGGAGATATAACAATGTATTTATTTACTGGTCTCATGCTTTCTGAATGTAT